GCGGGTCTGGAGGCTGATCAGCGTCGTCAGCCATTCGGCCGACAGTGCGTCGATCTGGTACGACTGACACCGGTAGCGGACGCCGTTCTGGCCGCGGTAGTCGTCAAGCCAGGCCATCGCAGCGCGCGTCGCTGCATGGATACGCGCCTGGCCGACGCTGTCGTCGTCAGGGGTAAACCGGTGAACGATGACCAGGGTCGACTCGTGGACCATATGCGGCGCCGTCGAGGTCGCAGGCCCCAGGTCGAACCAGACCTCAAGGTGCTGCGACCCTCCGCGCTCCGCGTCCAGGAACCGCGCTTGACGGAACCCGTCGGCAGGCCCGTACGCGAAATCAGAACAGTCGACGCTCTGAAGGCCCGTATAGACCTCCTCGATCACGGTCTGGTACGTCCTGGCGGCGTTTAGACCCATTGCGGCCGCCCTACAGCGACCAGCCGGATCACCGGCGACCCGCTGCGCCGGGTCGAACTGTCGTCGGTGTCGTATTGGAACCGAAGGCGCGCCTGGACCCGCTGCATATCGAAATGCAGTTGTTTGGACTGCTGGGCCCAGGTGCTGTCGGGTCCGAACGAGATCGTCCCGGTGCAAAGCTGCAGCGCGCGCGTCAGCAGCCAGTCGCGGTACCCGGTTACTTCGCGAATGTTCCAGGGCTCCTGGCCGTCCTCCAGCAGCCGACGCAGCAGTTCAAAATACGCTTCGTCGATCTGCGGCTGCCATCCGTCGCCAGACCCGCCGCGGTCGGTAGAGCCCTGGGACTGGGGTACGCGGTGCTCCAGTTCCGGGACGCGGGCGTACAGGTCGCGCTCGCTAATGACGTTCGGCGGAACATACTTGACCAGGTACGCCGACTGGCGGAAGGTCGGGTAGACGACGCTGTCGAACGTCAGGGTCCAGAGGACGTCCCAGCCGGCGCCCAGGGTCTCCGACGCAGCCGGTGCGATCGTATACGTCGCAGTCGAAGAGGAGACGGTTACCGGCTGGTCGGAGACGAGATCGGTACCGTCAGGCCGGCGAATGGTCACCGTCCCAGAGTCAGGCGCAACCAACTTTCCGCCCGACCCGTAGCGGATCGGAGCGGTCAGCGTCTGCGTCGCTCCGCGTTCCAGCAGGTACGGCGCTGGACGCGAGAACGCGTAGGTGGCCTGACGAATCGCCATTAGCTGACGATCGTGTAGCGGAGGATAAAGTCGACCAAGCCGTCGTCGAGGTTCGTAGCTGCGCCGTCGCCCAGGTCGTCGCCGGTCGCGGTGAACTTAGCCTTCACTGCGACGCCAGAGGCGGACGGGTTCGCGCCGTCTGCGCGGTAGTAGCCGGCAGCGGGTCCGAAAACGTCGGTCGACGTCTGAAACGCGTCAGGGTCCGCGGCGGTTCCGACCTCGACCGTCACGTCTGTAATCGACCCTGCGTCGCTGAAAGTCGTCAGGATCTCGACCAGACAGAGGTCGATCTGCGCGCCGGTCGGCAGCGTGACCAGGTCAAGGGTCTCGGTCGTCGCTGCTGCGGTCAGTTCGCTAAAGTCGACGCGGATCCGCGCCTCCTGCTGGTCGCGTCCGACGGGCCGGTTGGAACGGTAGGCGGTTGGCATGGGCTACTCCTTGCGACGGCGCGCCGTCTTCGGTTTGGGCTGCGACTCCTCGACCAGGTCGGCGAGGTCGGACGGGACGTGTTCGGCCGGCAGGTGCGACAAAAGCTGCAGCAGCATCCGTCGTCCGCGGGCGTCGTCGCGGTCCTGGGCGGCGCGAATGCGGCGCAGGACGGGCGCGACTGCGAGCTGCACCTGGAGATCGACCAGGCCGTTCGGCGAGACGATGTCGAGGCAGCGCGCGAGAAAGGCTTTCCAGCCGTCGCGGTCATGTTCCCAGGACGTCAGGTGTCCAAGCTGCCGCGGCCGGTGCCAGGCGTCGCTGTAGTACACGACTCCGCGGCCGCCGCTGACGCCTTCGTATCGGTCCAGGTACGTCGAGACGGGCGACCCGGCGCGCGACTGGCCGAACGCTTCGCAGGCCATGTCATGCGGGACCGGCTGGTACCCGTTGGCAATCATGTTGCCGACGAACCCCTGGCCGCGGTTCGTACCGGGTGGGTTCCCCTGAATCCCAGGGGTATGCCAGGCTTTCGCAAGCTCCGGCAGGATCAACCCGTCGAGGCAGAACAGACGCGTCGGACTGACGCAATAGGTCCAGGCGTCGCGCTGGCCAGGCAGGCGCAAGTCCTGTCGGGAGAAGCTGGTACCGGCTGCGAACGCCGGCGCTGTGCTTTGCTGGTCGCCAATAGGCATGGGTTGATCCTCTTCGTATGGTGAAAGACTCGCCGACAGCGACGCCGGCGAGTCTGGTAGGGGCTACGACTCAGGAGGCGTAGCGAATCGCGGCCATGCGGCCGTTTTCGGCGATGCTCACGCCGTTGTATGCGACAGTCTCGATCAGGCTGACGGAACCGCCAGGGCGCCGGAGTTCCATGGAGTAGAACCCAGCGTTCACGAGGACGTCAGCTTCGCGCGGGAGTGCGACGGTCTGGTGCTTGCTGATGACAGCGCCGTCGGTCAGCAGGAGGCCCAGGTCGTCGCCGCTGTCAGTGTCCAGTTCGCTGTTCAGGTAGACGTCAACGCCACCGAACGAACCGACGAACCCGCCTGCGGAGGCGTTCGCGAGAAGCTGCTGGATCTGCGGAGCCATGGCGACAGCGCCGCCCAGGCTAAGCGCGTCGTCTGCGAGGTCCTTGGCGCCCTTGACGGTCACAAGGGCCATCGCCCGACCAGCAGCGGCGCCGCGGTCCTTGAGGTCCAGGATTCCCTCGTTCAAAGCCGACCAGGTCAGGGGAACGCCGGTGCTGCCGATCGTGTTCGTCGCGCTGGAGGCGAGCGCAGCGATCTGGTCGACAAGGCTGTTCACCCAGACGCGGGTCCCTTCGTACGCCAGCAGGGCCTCTGCAGTCGGGCCGATCTCGCCCATGAGGAGACCCTCCTGGAGCGAGCGGGCGTAGTCGGAGACCTCGCGAGCGAACGCGCGACGGGCGACGGTTACGGCCACGTTGGTCGTCGAGAAGTTCGTAGCAGTCGCCGCGGTTCCCTCGACGGTGGCGGCCAGCTTGCCGCTACCGAGGTCAGCAAACGACATGCCGAACCCGACTGCGCCGAGCATGTTTCCGACGCCCTGATCCCGCTGCAGCATTGCCTGCATGACAGGATGAGCGGACGCCTCCATGTTCTTGTTCGCAGCGGTCAGCGCGGCCTGAATCCCGCGCGCGGTCACTGCGTTGTTTGCGTCACCAATACCAGAGTTGCTGTACCATTCGCCTGCAGCCATGATCGTGTACCTGTTCTATGCGCGACGGGTACACGGTTTACGCTCGGCAGCGGTGCGCTCGCTCTGACGGTAGCGGTTCCGGGTCAGCGCGTCAAGCGCCGCCAATCGACCGTAGGACGTCCTCGATCGACGCGTCAGACGGCAGCGCGGCCAGCCGTTCCTCGACGTTCGCAGGCTGCCGACGGCGCGCGCCCTGGTCGACCTGCGGCGGTCTCGCCTTCGGTGCTGCAGCCGCGGGCGCCGCTTGGTCCGGCAGGTAGCCCAGCAGGATTCGCGGGACCTCAACGGCCGGTGCGTCGTCTGGGTTCGCAGCGTGCGCCGCGTGACCCTCGACGACCTGGGACCACCAGGCGGCCGGCGAGTCGCCGCGCGCGTCTGTTGGCTGGGCCTCCCATGCCTGACGAACCGCGACGCGGCCCAGGTCGTCCCGAATCCCTGCGCTGACGAGCTGGAGGTCCTCCTGGTGCCGCTGGGCAATGCCTGCAACCTGCGTCGCGGTCTCACTCTTCAGCGACTCGATCTGGTTCTCGTACGCCGCCTGCAGGGTCTCGACCTGTCGCGACAGTTCGGCCAGTTCCTCGCGCGCTTGGTTCCGCGCGTCGATTGCCTGGCGGAACCGGTCGTAGGGTACGCGCCCGCGCCCTCCGTAGTCGTCGACGTCGTCGCTGTCGGACTGGCGGGACAATGCAGAAGAGACAGCGCGCGAGACGCGCGCGGCCAGCGTTTCGGGGTCCAGTGCGTCACTCATTGTTTAGATCCTCTTCGTCCAGGGGTTCGTCGACGGCGCCCAGGGCCTCCGTCACTTCGTCGCGGAAGAGACAGCCGTAGGGCTCCTCCGACAGTTCGACCTCGACCAGGTCGGTCTGGTTCGACAGCGCAGCGACCCGGCGCAGGATCTCGCTATCGAGACGGCGCAGTTCGGGGAACGTCTGCGCGATCAGCGCGTCGAGTGCGCGCTGTTCGTAGGCCAGGGGCTCGCCTCCGGTCTTCTCGAACCCGATCGGCAGACCCAGGCCGGCCATGGCGTTTAGTTCGTAGTCGCGGATCGCCTTGCCCAGCGTCTCCATGTCGGCTGCGGGCGCGTCCTGCCAGTGCGACCCTGGGCGATCTGGGTCAATGTCGACCCATTGCAGGACGGTCTCCGGTCCGGTCTGGAACCCGGTCTCTGACTCGACCGTCGAGTCCATGCCGACCAAGGTGAGCCCGCGGACGTTCCGCTGCGGATGCCCGCTGTCGCGAACGCCGGACAGCCAGTGCGTGTACAGCGTGCAGACCGACAGGGTCGTCTGGATCAGCGGGTCCGTCTGGTACGGGTGCCGCGTGTCGCCGACGACGACGATTCGGTGGTAGGGCGTTCCGTCGGCGTACCGCCAGGGGTACGCCTCGCCCTCGAACGTCTGGCCCAGGACGTCAGCCGTACGGTCCTCTCCGCCGACCTCGACCCGGTACGACGGCGCGTCCAGGTCGGTCAGGTCGTACACGTCGACCGCGACGACCTGAGACCCGCCAATCGTGCGGAACCTCTCGTGCCGAATGACTGTCGGTTCCAGCGGGTCGTGACTCTGGTAGTGCAGCTCCAGCGAATCCGGCTTGACCGTTTCCAGGTAGACCTGGCGCGCGCGCTCGCTGTAGCCCAGCAGCACGCCAGCGTACCCGGCGCCCAGCCTGTACTTATACGCTTCGGTCGCCGCGCTGATCAGGGTCGACGGCATGGGCCGGCCGCCAGCCATGCCGTAGAGGTCGACCGTCGTTCGCGCGCTCTGGTCGCCCAGCAGCCCAGCCAGTTCCGCCGACAGTCCGTCGACCAGCGGCACGGGGTGCTCGTGTGCTCGGTTGACCCGGCGCGCAAAGCCTAGCAGCGTGTTTCGGGTCATGTCGAGCGGCCCGAGAATATCCGCGCGCGGTCCCAGTTCGGCGCGGGCGCGCAGGCGTACGTCCTCGAAATGGGCGCCGTCGAGAATCCGAACCGCCAGCGCGACCTGTTCGGCCGGCGTACGCGACCGCCAGCCGCGGTACCTCTGAAACATGCCAGCCTCCTGTCAGTGCGCGACGCCTTCTGCCATCGGAACAGCAATATAGCGCAGCGCGTCGATCCCGTGTTTGTTTGGGTCTGTCGGCGAGGTGCTGCCGCTCCATTCGTTTAGGTCCCGGATCAGGTCGTGACACGACGGATCGACCGAGAACCGCGGAGGGTCGCTAATCATCATACGGTGCAAGATCTCGCTGGATTCCCAGACGCTCTGGTCGAACTTGCGCGGCGTCCGCATGAACCGCAGCGCCTTCGGTAGCTTCTCGCTCCAGCCGCGCGACCGCGTGTCGTGACCCAGAACCTCTGCGATAGCCGCCTTCAGCCGCGTGTTCGATTTCTTGCCGCCGCGTTTGTCGCCATGGTGCGCGCGGTCGCCGACCCATTGATCGACGTCAGCCAGGCCGAACCCTCGCGACTGCAGCAGGCCGACAACGCCGCGCGCGTCGTCCTGCGACTCCGTCCGCCCGTCGCCGCTCCATTCGCCCAGGACATGGACCTGGCTGTACAGCCCTCGACCTCCGCAGGCGGCCAGGATTACCCGCTGGCTGCCGGGTCGGCTGCCATGGTCAATCCCGATACCCAGACGCCAGCCGGTCAGGTCCGCCAGCGGGCGCTCCTGGACCAGATCGGCGCGCCATGCGGAGAAGTAAGCTGCGTCCCGCTTCGGGGTCCGGCTGCGACCCATTCTCATGTCGGCCTCAACCTTAGACAGGCCGGCCTCGAACTGGCGCAGTTCCTCAGGGGTCATCCAAGGCAGTTCGACCAGACCGCCCCGCGGCGTCACTGCGTCGAGGGTCAGCGGGACGTGGATCTCGCCAGCCCAGGGTCGCGCGTCGTCGTCGACCAGGTCCCAGAGGTAGTCGACCTTTGCTGCCGTTCCCAGGGTCGGCGTAAACCCCTGGAACATGCGCCCGTCTCGACCCAGCAGCCGCGGCCAGAGTTCGTTGTAGACCGCCTCCGGCAGCGGTTCGTCTGTGATGACGACGTTTGCGCGCGGCCCTGCGAGGTTCGAGGCTTTGAACGTTCCCAGGCGCAGCTCGCCTCCAGCGCCGGGTCCTTTGATGATGTCGAAGACCTGCAGCCGTTGCCCCTTCATACCGCCCGCTTCGTACCGGACGCCGTCTTTCAGCCAGTGTCGCAGGCGGCCGCCCATCATGTAGCGGATTGTCGAACCAAGCTGGCTCCAGGTGTTCCCAGCCAGGATTACCGTCTGCGGCCCTGGGCGTTGCCAGTGTAGCGACCCCTCGATCGCGCGCGTCGCGAGTTCGGCCAGCCCTGTGCTTTTGCCGATCCCGTTCGCGCCCCAGAAAACCGTCAGCTTGTACGGCGACCGGAACAGCCGTTCCTGGGCGTTCGTCCAGCGCGCTGTTCGGTCCTGGCGCTGCGTACGGGCCTCCAGCAGCAGATCGCGAGGAGGAGGCGACAGAAGGCGTAGAGTCATGGGGTCCTCCTGTACGCACGCCAGACCCGCGTCAATGCGGCCGCGTGTCGTTCGGTGTCGATCTCCGCGCCCAGGTACCGGCGACCCTCGCCAGCCAGGACGACCGCCTCCGGTACGGAAC